ACCCTGCGCATCCGATTTAGTGAGGAGTCCCTCGGCACCAATAAATTTGCGGATACTTCTCGGATTGATTTTCAAGAACGGAAGAAACCGTACAGCGAATCCATATTAGAAAAGATTCCGGCCCTCGATGACATTCTTTCAATACAGCCGTATAAAACAATTGCCGCTCAGTTCTTCGGGAATCTTTCAGAAGATGAAGTGGAAGATCTGCCGGAAGAAGAGGAAGACACCCCTAAAGAAGAAACACCTCGCCGGAGACGTCGGCCAGATCCGGAACCGGAGGAAGAGGAAGAAGAGCAGGAGTCCGACGAGGAAGAAGAGGAGGAAGAGGAAGAGGAAGAAAAGGAAGAAAAGGAAAAACCCAAACCCCGTAGAGGAAAACCGGAAGAAAAGAAACCAGGCAAAAATAAATGCCCCCATAATCATGTGTTCGGCAAAGACCATGATGCTTTCGATGAATGTGAAGACTGCGATCTTTGGGATTCCTGTTATGACGCCGGCGGTAAATAAGTGGAGGATAATATGCAAAGGACGAAGTTAAGTGAACAGATAGAACAGAAACATGCTAAAGAGCAGATAAAAACGTCCAGGGCATATGATGGGAGTGAAAGGGTGGTCTCTACCGGGTCCACCCTTCTCGACCTTGCCATATCCGGAGGGCGTTTTAAAGAAGGTGGAATACCGCTTGGGGTATTGGTGGAGATCTTCGGCCCGTCAGGAGCCGGCAAAACTGTTGTGTTATGCCAGATAGCAGGCAATGTTCAAAAACTAGGTGGAGCAATTAATTTTTACGATCCGGAAGCGCGTCTTAATAAACAGTTCGCGCGAATGTTTGGTTTGAATCCGGAAACTATAGCTTACTCCACACCGGATACAATACCTCAAGTTTTTAAAGGCGTACGTGAGTGGGTGCCGAATGAAAAGAAAGACAAAGCTTTGTATGGGGTGTTTGCAGATTCTTTAGCAGCCTTATCCACAGATATGGAAATGAGTAAAGAGGCTGGGGATAAAATGGGCATGCGGAGGGCAAAGGAATTCTCTGAAGAACTTCGTAAGACCTGCCGTATAATCACACAGCAAGATGTTCTTATGGTCTGCTCCAATCAAGTCCGGCAAAACCTGGATGCAGGGCCATACGGACAGCGTTATATCAGTCCCGGCGGCGAAGCTATTGGCTTTTACTCCAGCCTGCGACTGAGATGCTCCTCCCCTCAGAAAATAAAAACCAAACAGAAAATCAAAAACAAAGAACATGAACGGGTTATTGGGGTAAAGACAGAAATTGAAGTATATAAATCTTCTGTTTGGAAGCCGTATCATTCTGCAGAGGTTTATATCCTTTTTGATTATGGCATAGATGATATCCGGGGAAATCTGCGTTTTCTGAAAACCACAACTGGAGATCCTGTGTATAAAGTCAAAGGGGAAAAATTAAGTAAGTCTTTAAATGAAGCCATCCAGATTGTAGAAGAAGATAATCTGGAAAAGGACTTAAAAGAAGAGGTGATTGTCCAGTGGAACGAGATCGAGGAAAAGTTCAAAGAGGAAAGAAAACCTCGGATGTAAAAAAACCACCGATCAAAACTTCTTCTGCAAAAAGCAAAGGACGTTCCCTGCAGCAATGGGCCTGTGATAAAATCTCAATACTACTAAATATCCCCTGGGGCAAAGATGCTTTAATTGCCTCCAGGGAGATGGGGCAGTCCGGCGTGGATGTGCGTCTTATTGGTTCGGCCCAAGAAAGATTCCCTTATTCAGTGGAGTGTAAATATCAAGAAACCTGGGCACTTCCGGCATGGATCAAGCAGGCCAAAGCGAATCAGAAAGAGGGAACTGATTGGCTCCTCATATTACGTAAAAATCGTATGGATCCTGTAGTCATCATGGATGGGGCCGTGTTTTTTGAAATACTAAAAAGGTTAGAAAAAGATGATTGATTTCCAAAGTCGTTGTCGTAGGTGTTCCCGCTTTCTTAAAAACCCAGAATCAATCATACAAGGGTTTGGGCCTGTCTGTCTAAAGAAAGAGCGGCAACAGGCCCGCTCTTCTAATTATCCAAAATTGTTAAAGGATGATGATTTTAATGCTGGCAAAGGTGGAGATACAAAATTTCCAAAGTCATCGAAGCTCGATCCTTGAGTTTGTCCCAGGGACAAACGTTATCATTGGAATGTCGGATGCAGGAAAATCCTCTGTTTTCAGAGCTATTAACTGGGTCTGCTCTAACAGGCCTCTCGGTGATTCTTTTCGTTCGGAATGGGGAGGAGATACCAGAGTAATTTTACATACCACAGAGGGTCAGGTTATAGAGCGACTTCGGACCGCCTCCAAAAACGAGTATATTATTGATGGAAAAATACTAAAAGCATTCGGTTCGGAAGTGCCGGAAGAAGTGACCAAAATCCTCCGGCTGGATTCGGCGAATATTCAAGCGCAGATGGATTCCCCCTTTCTCCTTGCCGACACGCCGGGAGAAGCCGCGCGGAAGCTCAACAAAGCCGCTTCTATTGATGATATTGATTATGCTATGTCTGGACTTCGAAGCTCTTACGCAAGAATAGACCAGGGATTAAAAGCGGATCGCTATAAGATGGCAGAACATCAAGAACAATTAAAGGCCTATCAAGACATCCCTGTTCTGGAACAAGAGATATCCGAGATAGAAGAACTGGAGACTCGAAGGGCAGAGAAGCAAAAACAGATTTCTGATCTGCGGGCCTTGTCTGCCGGAATAATAGTGGTTGAAATCAAATTAGAGAAAACCAAGCATATTCCTGATTTATCGAAAAAATGGGCCGAATCTCAACAAGATTTTGCGGAGTATGGAGGGCGGCTGACTGAGCTTGAACAACTTAAAAATGCCACACGACGGATCAAGGAAACACAGAAATTACTTGCATCCACAACACACATAGATGTTGCCGGACCTCTTCTTCAAAATTGCCAAAAGGAATATCAGGATCTGCAGACAAGAAAGGAAAAACTAGAAGGCCTCCGATCTCTGAATTCCCAGATAATCAGAATCAATATAAACATAGAAAAAACGCAAAAAGAAGAAGATGCGTTGATGCAGGAATTCGTAGATCTTTCTCCGGAGACCTGCCCATTATGTGGTGGACAGATGGGAGGGCCTAAGTAATGGAGATGGTCAGAACAATTAAAAGCAATAAAGTGGATGCTATTTTAGTGGCAGACCTGCACCTCACAGAAACGCCACCGGCCTCCAGGATAGATGATTATTTAGAGGCGCAGGCTAATAAATTGCATTTTCTGAAAGCATTGCAAAATCAGTATAATTGCCCAATATTATGTGCCGGAGATATCTTTGATAAATGGAGAGTGAGTACCTGGTTCTGTTCTTGGGTTTACCAAAACCTACCGGCTGGCATACTCACCATTCAGGGAAACCATGATCTGCCCATGCACTCATTAGATCAATATCCAAAATCGGCTTTGTCTTTACTTGAGATGGTCGGGCATGTGATTATCCTTTCTGAAATGTCTTATATAGTCAATGGACTGGAGATAGTTGGTGTGCCTTTTGGAAAACTAGAAGGCTTCACCCCAAATAAAAAGACTTCCGGCATCAAACGCAAAATCCTTCTCCTCCACGAGCTTGTGTGGCCCAAGAATAGACCGGACTGGGCCTCCAATTCTTATGTTGCGCAGGAATTACTAGACCGTTTTGAAGGAGATTTTGATTTAATTGTAACCGGGGATAATCATGAAAGTTTCACAGCCAAGACAAAAAAAAGTCTCCTGGTTAATCCAGGAGGCATGATGAGGAGTTCTGCAGATCAGATAGAAAACAAACCAAAATGTTATTTATACCATGCAGATCTTAACGAGGTATCGCCTGTGGAATTTCCAATCCAACAAGGAGTGCACTCCAGGGAACACATAGATCCGAAAAAGGAACGAGATGAGCGTATCGCCGCCTATATCGAGCGGATGAGTACTGATTGGCGAGTTGGCCTGTCTTTCCGTAAAAATCTAGAACTTTTCTTTTCCGAAAACAACACAAATGAAAAAATAAGGAGGATAATATGGACCCACTTAGAAAAGACCAGCTAGGTCAGAGATTATTACAGATTAAAAAGAGATTAGAAGAAACAGCATCCCTACGTGCAGAATTACAAGGAGAATTAAAAGGCCTGTTTAAACGGCTAAAAGAATGTGGAGCAGAATCAATTAAACAGGCAGAAGAGATGATCACCCTTGAAGAAACAGCTTTACAAGAGCTAGACAAATCCATCCGGGAAAAAATCGAAAAAATAGAACAGCAGATGCAAGAGGGTGAAAAATGATTAGCCTGGACAAAGCAAGGGAATTAAAAGAGGCAGGGTTGGCATGGGAACCAAGGAAAGCACCTGTAGGCGATTGGTTTTATTATGACGGTAAATATGCTCACAAGAATCCCAGGATGGTTAATAGGCCAACTGATTCACCAGCACTATACTGGGAAGCAAACGAGAAAGATGTATACTGGATTCCGTCCCTGTTACAGTTATT